ATCAACGATTATCATTCCTCTTGCATCGAAGAAGTCACCGATGTTCGGACATCCCCAATAGATTGGTACTGTTTTTGTAATCAGTGCGTCAATCAATTTCTCTGAGAAATAGTTTGTTACTGAACTACTTTCAATTGTGATATGAAACTGAGAATTGAAAAGATACTTCTTGTCATCCTCCGGCAAAACATTGGGTGAGATTGGATGGCGAGTACTGCTATAGAAAAGAGTGGGTTTTTCAAATTCACTTCTCTTCGACCATATCTCTTTTCTCTTATCATAACCCTCTAGACTTCTTGCATGGTTTGAACATAGGAAACTAATTTCAAATCTCTTATTCTCATGCAGTTCATCAAGAGATTCATCATACTCTCCGAAACCATCAGGATGGTCTATCTTTCCTTTGTTCAACCATGTAGAACCATAGGGAAACATCATTGCGTTTGGACATTGTTCTAGAATTTCAACATCAGTGGTAAGAATCAAATCGTACTGATTGGCATTCTTTATTACAGTTTCAATTGGTTCTCTATTTGGTGATGTGCTTGGCTCTGTTGTGTTTAAGTAAACCTTGAACGCATCGGGGTTGTCAAAAGGAACCTTGTAGTCAACTGTTGGAAGAGTAACAAATTGATTATTATGAAAACGAGAAACATGAATCTCAACAGGAAAATCGAAATTCATTGAATCTTCTTCAAACATATAATGTGCGTTATATACAGTCGCTTTGTTCATATTAAACCTTTACTTTTTCAGGAAGATACCAAATATCCGTATCCTTCATACTATTTATCTTGTCCCGAGTACCCATTCTAAAATTACAATGAATCACACATTCGTTTCCTGTAGTTTTTCGCTGACTGAAGTAATGATGACCATTTGTAATAAAACTGCATGGATATAATGCGTAATTGAAATTAGGAACCATTTGCTGAGAAAGAAGAGTTCTCATAATGATTTGATCACAAGCATCTGGGTTTGAATTTTTTATGGATAATGTTGCCAACTCATGTATCTTTGTAAAGAACTCTTTCGTTCCTTTAATATTTTTGATATTCATAAATCCTGCACACAATTCATTCGGTTCTCCATGAGATTCAAAAACCAAAGAATCATTTGAGAAAAATATATTAATGTCATACTCTCCGCGGACCGAATCATCCGCTATTTTCATGAGTTCCTCTGGATTATGTTTAAAAACAATATCACAATCCATATACACGAAATTATCTTCGGATTCGAGTTCATTTAGAATTATCTTTATCTTTGTTGTCATTAGAGACTTAAATTCTCTAGTTCCATATGAATGATATTCTTCGGAAATACCAGAGTCAAAGGATTTCAATTCACATTCAAATTCAGATAATTCTTGATTGGAAAATTCATCGAGTGTATAAACAGTTATATCTTTTTCAATACCAACATTTCTGGCACTCAGTAACATGTTCTTACAAATATCTAAAGAACCTTTGTTTGTAAATGTAATGTACTTCATTGCAGTTCCTTTATTTTCTCAACTAGCATTTCATCTGCCATTTGTAATTTCTTTACTCTTTCAAAATTGTCTTTGATTGCATCCATTCTATCATAATACATCGCAGGAGTCAATGAATTTATTACATCATTGACCTTTTCTACATTCTTTGGAATCTGTATGATACCATCAGGATTAAAATAGTTTTCAATATTTTTCGTTCCCCAGTAAATTGGAATTGTACCAGTTGCGAAGCAGTCGGTTATCTTTTCCGTGAAATAATCGTCAACCTGAGCATTCTCAAGGACTACAGAGAACATATAATCGTTCAGTGCTTGACTCTTATCATGCCAATCTGGTGCATTGAAAGGAAGGTGACAGCCTGGATTGAATCCAAAAGGTTTTCCGAGGATGCTTCCATAGACATCGATTGACTTTTCATCTGCTTTTCTCCATACTTTTCCTTTGTACTCAATATCTACGACACCTTCTTGCTTTTTCTTAAATCTCTCATGTAAGTCATGACGAAATCTGTGTCCTTCACACATCAATTTTGAAGAGCAAATGAAAGAAACTATCTTTGACTTTTCGTAAATTTTGTAGTTCTCTTTCTTTGTCCACGGAAGGTTGCTTCCTGTATAACAGAAATGAATCTTCTCATGTCTATTCACCAGTTCTTTCTCTGGTGTGAAGATTCCATCATATGCATCTATTAATTTTTGAAAATATACATCATCGTCAAATAATTTTCTTGTTTCTGGAATAATAGCATTTGATTCACACAACCAAGCCCATCTCTTTTCATCTTTTGGTTTATCTATTCCTACAGGGATAGTTATTGCATCATCTAAAAATACAACATTTGTTGTTGCAAGTTCTGTCCAATGAAAGGTTTTTGGTGTATGATTTGAACATGAAGATTGATGAAGGCTGAAAGGAGAACCAACAATAGTTATCATTGTATCATTATTATCAATAAATGAGTTTCTTATTTCCATCACATATCTCCCGGTGATTGCCATTCAATCAAATCTTCTGCCATACCCAGTTTTCTTAATGATTCTTTCTTTGACTCTGAGTCTGCAAGTCCCATTGTAACAAAGGTATTTTCATTTGTGTGTCTGGGCCATATACAATACTCAGGTCCAACAAACTTCATATTCATTCTCTGTGAGTATTCTGCAACAATACCGAACAACGGTTCGTGGTCAAAAACACCCTTGTCGTTTTCGAGAATATCTTTGGTGGTTGAAATCCACACATTCAGAAATTCTCTTGCCATTTCTGTATTTCCAAAATATAAAGGAGATGCTTTGATTCCAGAAAGTTGTCCATTTGCGGTTGCAACAACCATATCAACAGATTCGTCGAACTGGTCAAATATGATAAGTGGTTTGTGTATTTTACTATCAATGTCCATCCACAACAATGGACGATTTAATTCATTCAACCTATCTAAAATGTACTGTGGTTTACTGAGACAATTTAATTGGTATGTGCCAAGAGTCTCTTTTTCTTTTATTTCGTGGGGTATACCCAACGACTTACATTCTCCGATGAGTCGTTTGGCATTATCACTGTAATAGGTTCTTCCTTCTATATCACTATAGAAACTTATCAAAAGTGTGTTCATAATATAAATCCATAATTAACTGTTTCCTATATGATATTTAGGTATTAATTCCCAATCACCTTTGTCCTTATAAGACAAAATCTTAATCTGTCCTATATTTGCCATTTGTTCGTCCTCGAAACCCTCCTCTATAACCTCTAAAAGTTCCCACTCTTCTAGAAGGTCAACAATGGTGTTTCTTCGTGCAATATCATTATCAGATGTGTTGCTATCGAGTCCGTCCATTTCAAACAATTCTTTGAAATGCATAATGGCATATCTTCCCCTTTTATGGAGGATATGACAAGATTGGTATAATTTTTTTTCTTTTCGGGAAGAGATTCCGATTCGTGTTAAAGTCTCTTTAATTTTAAGAAAGTCTTCTTCAGAATTTAGTTTTATTTCAACTCCCAATCCCTTAAAAATATCTTCATGTTCCATAATTTGTTTCCTATTATCACCTGTTTCATATTATGTATGAAATTATGGATTTATACCACCGCCAGATAAATATAGGCGCATTTCTTCGATATCTTCATTGCTGAGAAGAGACATTATCTCTTTTGTCTTAGAATTAGAATATCCATAGTATTCTTTTACTATAGAAAAAGAGTCACTTAATTCGTTTTTTGTCCATTTACTGAACCTTTTTCTCTTACGAATGGCGTTTTGAAGATAGTCGAACTGAATCTTCTTATCCACTTGCGAGAATTGATTCATTTGATTTGCATGAAGAACTGTATCGATAAAATAGGATAAACAACGATTTACAATGTAGGGAGCATATTGCTTCTCCACATGTTCATCCTCTGTGTTCATGAGAGGCTCTTTTGTATAGTTTATCGCATTTAAATAATCAGTCAGTTTCATCATAAACCACTGCTATTACATTTTCTCTCTTGATAACATCAAAATCAGCATGGAGTCCAATCCGACTTCTAGCATCATAAAGAATAGAATCTCCTACTTCATATTTAATCGGAGCAATCTGTCCAAGTGCGTCTGGTACTCCAGGTCCCATAGAGAGAATCTTTGCTTCAGCAAAAGAACTATCAAGAACCTGACTTGCTTTAATGATGATACCACTTTCTGTGGTTTGTTCTTTCTCATAATCAATTTTTTCGACGATGATATAATCGCCTTGTGCTAATACTTTACTCATTTAAATTCACATCCCATCATAAGTTCGACGATACACGCCACCAAATTAATTTCCTGGTCTGCTACAAATGCAGACTTGTACTGATATTCCGCAAGAATCAACACTGCTTGAGGAATAGATGAAGGAGCAAGATGCTCATACAAACCATCATATACCTTACGAAACAGTTCTGAAGGTGAGTTGTCTAGATTTTCTACTGCCCACTTTCTTGCATTAGTGAAGTCTTTCGACTTCATATGAGTCACCAAATCCTTGATGTGTATCTCACCAATCTGAGTAAGAATACCCACATCAATTGAACCTGCAATAGAGTATCGTTGAAGTTCATTCAATACTCTGCGAAAATCAGGAAAATGCTTCATAATCAATTCAGCAAGAACCTTCTCTTCGTATGGAACACTCTCTTCGTCTAGAATATACTTCACCCTATCCATAAACTGAGAAGCCATCTTTGGTTTCTCTTTCTTTGGAACAGAGAAGTTAACCGTAGTACATCGAGAGTGCAATGGTTCAATGATACGGTTTTTGAAGTTACATGTCAGAATAAACCGACAGTTATTGCTGAACTCCTCAATGAAGCCGCGAAGTGCGGGTTGGGTAGATTGTGCGTTTGAATAATCAAACTCATCGAGAATCACAATCTTCTTTGCACCAGACAATGAAACTGTACTAGCGAAATTACGAATTTTCGTTCTGAGAGTATCGATGTTACCGTCTTCAGAACAGTTAATAATAATGTTGTCGGTGTCCAACTCATTACAAAGGGCTTTTGCAATAGTAGTCTTACCGCAACCCGCACTCCCCGACAAGAGAAGATTTTGTGATTCACCAGAATCTACCATACTCTGAAAGGTAGACTTGATAGATTCTGGTAGAATACACTCATCAATTGTCTTCGGGCGATACTTTTCAACCCAAAGATATTCTTTAACTTTAGTCATTTATCTCAACCCCCGTACTGAGAATCAGACTCAAGTGCAATCCAATAAGTCAACTCATCGTTTACTTTCTTGAACTGACTAATCACCTTATCAGTAATCTTGACATCATAATCTCCAGGCAACATCTTAAGATTTTCTGCCTTAAAGTAGAAAGTAAAGTCATCGTGACTTGGAAGGTTTCCAAGTTCGATAGAGTAGTTGTTTGATGTGGCATCTGCTTTATCAAGTGCAACAATCTCAAGTGAGTCACCGTTAGAACGAATTGCAATGTCACTGACTTGCAGTACGGAAGATGCCTTTAGAATATCATTTAGAATATCCTGTGTGATTGTACAATCAACCACAGACTCCGGCATGTTGATTTCCTTGTTCACGGTTGTGAGAAGACGAGGTTCAGAGTAATGATATGTAACTTCTGACTTCTTCTTCTCGTCACGAATCACAACATGCTTGTCATGAAACTCGAACTCTGGTTTGGCGAACAGTGAAACTGTTCCTAGAAATTTACTCAAATCCCAGATACCAAACTCAACATCAAAGTCTTCTTCTACAATCGCCTCGGACATGACATTCTTTACGGGTGAAATCGTAACGAGTTTGTTACCAGGCTTCACAAGAATATTAGAGTTGATTGTAGAGAAGTTCTTTAGAATATCAAGAGTTCTCTGCGATAGAGCAATAGCGGTTTGTGTTGTCATAATGTAATCTCCATAAACTAGACAGTGTATTCATTATACACTATATTCAATTCGATGCAAGTGTTTTACCAGCCTGCTTCCATATAATCTTGGTAATCATCTGGGTCAACATCACCTCTGACGACATCTCCAAGATATTTCTTTTCATTTCGCCTTTGGTTTTTTCTTTGTTGTTTTCTATTACCACCCTTATTCATATCTTGGTAATCTTCATATTCGTTATAAGAACGCTTCGCCTTATTATTCTTTCTCTTGGCCACTGTTCAAAACTCCTCTATATTGACCATTAAATTTTTAAGTTTCTTATCGATGAAGTAATTCAAAATATTACTCCTATCCCCCACTACAGGTTCTTTATCGTATTCATTCAAAATACTTTCTTTGATAATATCTGGAATCATATTAAAGTCAATCAATACTTGATTTCTTGTCCAATTATCAGTAGATGTCCATTCGGACAAATTTTGTTTCATTTCTGAAATTCGTTTGTCACCACATGGTTTCTGTCTCTTGTCTGGTTCAACAAAAACATCATCGTCTGAAAGAATATTTGGAATACCATCAGAAGAGTCACCTTTCAATATATGATAGGTCAAAAACTCCTCTGGGTCTTCACATTTCAAAAACTGTTTCTTTGTTGGACTGTACTGAGAAACATTTTCATATCTTTGTAATTGTTGGAAGTCTTTATCATTTGAAACAATGACAATATTTTCATCCATATGATATCTTTCACACAAGACTGCAATGATATCGTCTGCTTCAATTGATGTAATCTTAATATTTTTGTATGGGAAATTAGCAACCACTTCTTGATGAATCATATTCATAACTTCATGAATCCTGTCCCAATCGACATCAGATTCTTTCATGGTCTTTTTTCGATTTGCTTTATATTGTGGGAAGATATCTTTTCTCCAATATCTCCCTCCGTCATGACAAATTACAATCTCACCGTACTTGTCACGAAACTTTGACCTATACATTCTATAGGTGTTTAGCATCAAAGTTCTAACCATATCTTCATTAATATTTGGGTCATACTTTAATGACTGAAATAAATTTGCTATAACCAATTGATTGTTGTCAAGTAAAATCACAACTCTACCCACTGCTCCGTATCTTTATCTTTAATATAAATAAACAACTTACCCAAAGAGGAGTTAAACCAAATATCTCCATCCTTTGGTGTTTCTGGTTCTTTTTCACTATTAGTGAATGCTATGGTCGCGTCGGATGTAATTTTTCTCCAACCAGAACGACTTTCTTCATGAAGAGGAGTAAAACCTGATGTTGTTTTCATAGCAACATATGAGTTTCCCTTATATTGAACCACATCTCCTTCATAATATTCTTTAATTTCTCCATCAGAATTTCGGACAGTCCATTCTCCAGCATATCTGTTTATACTAGTCATTTTGATTTCATCTTTTCAAATACATCTTGGGTTGAACCAACCTTGGTCTTTTTCTTTCGAGTTACCTTTTTGGTTGTCTTCTTCTTTGATTTTCTTGTGACTGCATCCTTGAACATTTTAATCTTTAGGTCAGCCCATTGACGCATATAATCTCTATCTTCTTTGTTTCGGTTGGACTGATGAAAAAATATTTCTTCTACTATGAACTCATATTTTGACTCTTTATCCCAATAAATCTGCACACGAAGGTCTTTACCCCTTTCAAAACAAGGGTAATCATTCTTCGGTGCAAGTTTATAAACTCGAATCGAAATGTTTGGTGAAATCAAACTCAATGCTTGTTTCAGATACTTTTCATAAGAAAGATTAGACTTATCAGAAAGTCCTGAAATATTCTCTCTTTTGATTTTCTTTTTCCTAGGCACAATTTTCTCCAAATTGACTAATTATGTAGCGATGAACATTTCTTCACTAATATTACTCGTAACACCCATTAGGTATGAAAATGCTTCATAGGGGTCAACATTTGCGGCAGGCCTTCTATCTTCCAAGTAACCCTTACCCTCATTCTGTACGGTATGTAGAGGAATTCTGATAGAAGCAGTTCTGTCAAGTTCTCCCCAAGTAAACTTATCGACGGAAGAGGTTTCATGATTTCCGGTAAGACGCCTTTCGTTTCCTTCTCCATATACCTCTATTGCTTTATCATGATACTTAGACATACTTGAACAAATCAAGTTCATATAATCCATATCTGCATTTTCTCTCATATGATTTGTAGAGAAGTTGATGTGTGCGCCTGCACCGTTCCAATCACCATCTACAGGTTTAGGGTCATATGAGATTGCAACATTCATTCTCTCTCCAATTCTCTGGAGAAGAAATCTAGAAATAATTAGGTCATCTGCTGCCTCAATAGCATTTTTAGGTTCTGTTTGATATTCCCATTGGGAAAGCATTACCTCTGCATTTGTTCCAACGATTGCAATACCAGAACCAATACAGGCAAGTGCATGTTGCTCGATTAGTTCTCTACCTTCAACTGAACCAAACCCAACACCACAATAATAATCTCCCTGCGGTGGAGGAGTGTCATTTGAATACTCTTCCCAACCGATTGGTTTGTTGTTGAATGGATTCATCATAGTAAATTCTTGTTCAACGGAGAACCACATATCGTCCAATTCAGTTTCTTTGACTCTATCTAGAAGTTTTGACCTAGTGTTTGTTTCATGTGCGTTTCCATCAGAATCAAGAACTTCACACAAAACAATGAAAGAAGGAAATCTATTCATAGAAGTAGTGTTTGGAACAATCTTTACTGGTTTTAGAATACAATCACTGTTTTCTGTTTTTGCTTGGTTTGTGCTAGAACCATCAAATGACCATTCAGGAATATTTGAAATAAAATCAGATGGACTCTTAATCTTACTTCTATCAATAATCATATACTTAGTCTTACTTCTGATAGATGAACTACCATCAGTCCAAATGTACTCAAACTTTGTCATCTGAGGTCCCATTTGTTGCTGTGGTTGCTGTGGTTGACCTGGTCTTTGTTGTGGTTGTTGTGGACGAGGTGGAGGTGCAGGAATATCTTTTCCTTCTGCCCAATCTTGTAGAACATCCTGTCGGAAACCACACACCATATTACCACTCTTACCATCAATGAAGAGAGGAGTTCCGCACTGTGCGCCGTGCTTTGCCTTTACTTCGTTTGCTCTCTGTGCATCTTCTGGATTAGTCAGGTCAAGAGTAGTAATCTTGTGTCCCTTCTTCACCATTTCTTCTACAACTGGGTCTGCTTTCTTACACCAACCGCAATTTGGATTAGTGATGTATAGAAGTTCACTGCACTTACAATTCTTATTCTTTCCACATTTACATGCCATATTTTTGTTCCTTTATGGTTTTTTGAAAACGAACACTGGTTCGTACTTTAAATATTTGCCTTTTACTTGACAGAAATTTTTACATTTAGGCTTTCCGTCGTCACCTACTCTATTTTGTCCAGGCATTCCTTCCAATCCCATCTTCAATGTGTATTCATATATCATACCAAATGATTCGAGAATGTCAATGCTATCTTGTTCTATCGGTAAGTATTTTCCACTAACTAATACATCTGCCACATTCCATAGTAAATACCTTTCTGATTTAAGCCACTCCACACATGTCTCTAGTGTTGGTCGGAGGAATCCGTCTCTCCATGATTCGTATGTCGAGCCATACTTCTTGTAAGATTGGTTCTCGTCCTCCGAATATGCCTCTCTGTTGAAGTAAGGTGGTGAAGTAAAAATGAGGTCCGTGCTTCCTCGATACTGTTGGAAATCTGGGTGTTTGCCAATCTCTTCCGACCCTTCCATGAATTGGTGGAAAGTATTCGTTTTGGAAAAGAATGGATTTCCTCTATAAGTTTTGGTATTGTAAAAAGTAGCGAGAGACTCATACTTACTGCCATTACCATCGTCGAGAAAATTATCAGGATTAGGGTCAGTCCCAACATAGTGAATCCTGCGGTCATCCCGAACACCCATAGCACCAAGTATGCGGCCACCCCACCCACTCGATGGGTCATAGATGACAATACGTTCTTGGTCTTTGATGTGTTCTGTGAATCGCTCATACAAATATTTCGCAGTCATAGGTGGGAAATTCACTGCGGGTTGAATATACCCAAT